AAACTGGATGAAGAAGAGTAAGATCTACACCGGTAGGATTCAAAAGGCTTCGAAATATGGTGACATGGTCAAGGCGTATAACAACGCGATGAAAAGTTTTAAGAACCTAAGTAAATGATCTAAAAAATAAAATCAAGTAAAAAATGATTGACATTGACGACGATTGTACCGTCATCACTGAGATGCCCCTCAGTGATGAAGTTGCAGAGTATATCGAGAAGGGTCTTCATCGTGACATGACGGATGAAGATGTGATTGAATGGTGTGATAATAACGTCCTCGAAATTTCTGAAATTTATCAAAAGTATCGTGGTACTCGTTACGCATACACAGATGCAGAGCACGTACTCTTTTTCGTGCAGACGATTCATGAAAGGAATGATATGGGTGAGATGGTTAGAACGTTCGTAGATTGTCAATGATTTAAAGAAATAAAGTTCCTTTAAGTTAATGTCTACATGCGATGTATGTTGTGAAAAATTAAATAAGATCAATCACAAAAAAGTAGAATGTCCGTTTTGTGATTTGAAGAGTTGTCGTTCATGTTCGCAGAGATACATTCTCGAATCATTTGAAGATCCACATTGTATGGGATGTAAAACATTGTGGAACAGAGAATTTGTAGACACATTTTGTACCAAATACTTTAGAAATACAGAGCTACGGCGACACCGTGAAAATGTTCTGTTTGAGCGCGAAAAGGCACTCATGCCTCAGAGTCAAAAGGAGGTTGAGCGAATTCTCACGATACGCAGACTTCGTCGCGAGGCGCGTAAACTTCGTGCGACTCTGATTGATTTGTATCAAAAGTACAGTCTATCTTTTCCCATCAACGATAGAAACATCGAGGAGTACCCGGATATCGTCGAGTTTCATCACGAACTCGAACGAGTATACAGTGAGCTCGAGCGCGTGCGTTCGACGGGTGAACTCACGGAGACGGGACCAACGAAATTTGTGAGAAAGTGTCCACACGAAGCGTGTAAAGGATTCTTAAACGAAGACTATTTTTGTGGACTCTGTAGTACATCATTTTGTAAAAACTGTAATGAACGTGTCACGGACGGACATGAATGTGATCCCGAAGTGGTCAAGACGATGAAGTTACTTAATCGTGATAGTAAATCGTGTCCAAAATGTGGGACTGTCATACATAAGACGAGTGGATGTTCCCAGATGTGGTGTATCAATTGTCACACCGCATTCGATTGGCGAACGGGTGAAATCGCGACCGGTCGTATACATAATCCACATTACATCGAATTCAAACGGAAGAATGGTGTGTCGAGAGAACACGGTGACATACCGTGTGGTGGTATTCCTAATTACGGAGAGTTACGTTCCGTCGGTGCACCTGGTGACATCATCAACTTAGCTTCGTATGTGTATTACGCTGACAGAGAATACGTATACCTGGACTTGGAACCCATCAATAATCTCCCGTTTCGAGTGGCGTACATGTTGAATGAACTCGATGAAGATTCTTTTAAAACGTATTTACAACGTCAAGAGAAATACAAGGATAAGATGCGCGACCTATCTCACATCTACGAAATGTTGGTACATTCGGGTGGAGATCTTCTCAGACAATTCATGTTGGAACCAGAACGCGTGACCGAGATTGTGGATATGTTGAAAAAATTATTCACATATGGGAACGATGTATTTGAAGTAATACGAAAACGGTACAATTGTGTGACACCCAAAAATTTTTATCTGTAAGATGTAGGATGCTCGTCGCGATAGCTCTGTTGATATTGATTTTGTACATGTTACCTACGTATCCCAAACCGAGAATACTCAAAAACTTCATCACTGAATCAGAACGACGTCACATCATGCGAGAGGCTGTGGGTAAACTTGAAGCGTCTTCCATATCGCATAATAAAACAGTCGACGAATCGATACGTAAGAGTGAGACGGCATGGTTGAGTAGAGAAGATCCGGTGGTTCGCGCCGTCATGTCCAGATGTCTAAAATATACGGATCGTCCACTCGGGAACTGTGAGAAACTTCAAGTCGTTCGATATAAACCGGGTGGTCACTACAAACCACACCAAGATGCATTCAAAGATGATGAAAATATGCGAATCTACACGTTCATCTTAGCGCTCAACGATGGGTATCGTGGTGGTGAAACAGTATTTCCAAACTTGAAGAAATCTTACAAACTGAACGCAGGTGACGCACTCTTTTTCGACACTGTAAACAATTACAATTTCATCACGTCCAAAGCTTTACACGGTGGGAATCCTGTAAAGTCTGGTGACAAGTGGATATGTAATTTATGGGTCAGGAAATATCCATACACTATTTAGTCTTCATCTTTCGTCGCTTACGGTCCTTTCGGCGACGCTTCTTCTGTTTCAGGTTTATCGTAATCTTGAGATGAATGATCATGTATGTGTTTAGATTTCATAAACTTTAATATCATGTGACTATAGATGGAACTTCCTACGTACACGTATGATCAGATGACTCCAGAAGAGAAGCAGATTCTCGCGAAGGAGATCACAGAACCCGTCGTCATACGCGGGTTATATCAACCCAAAGCGAGAAATATGACATTTGAACAAGTCACTAAAATGTTTGGTCATGTCGAACTTCCGGTCGAACTGTATGACACAGCCGAAATAGACACGACGGCGGCTGAAATGGGAAGTATGAGTGTTCCTAACCTCATTCGACACTGGAAAAAGAATATAAAACCATCCATTTACTGTGCAGAAGTTGATCTCTTCGAACAACGCGTACCTAAAAAACTGCTCGACACGCTGTATAACCCAAACACGAGTGTCCGAAAAGTTGAAGCCTTGATGTTGTATCTGGGAAACAACCATTCGAGTGGGTTACATTTACACGTGAATTCAGATTTCATCCTCAACCAATTATACGGAACAAAGACAGTGTACATATTCGACAATTACGACAATCCCAATATTCACAAGAATAGTGTTTTGTCGGCGACTAAATCCAATTTTGCGAAGGAGGACTTTTTCAAGATGGACCATAGCAAAATGAAAATATATAAAGTGACTTTGGGACCAGGTGACAGTCTCATGATTCCACCATGGTCGTGGCACGCCACGCAGGGACATGGAATCAACATGTCCATCACACAAATTTTCGAACGAAAAAATCTTTGGTATCTACTCAAGAATCCAAATTTGATATTGGATTACTACTCAGATGAATACTTCACACAATTGATCGTGGTACTCATCATTCTTTTCATCGTCATGTATTTCAGGCGTCGATCTCACCTCGCTCGATGAGCTTCTTACGGTTCTCCATGTGAAGACCCTCAACCAAAGACTTGTTTTGAGCGGCGTAAGGAACGGCGTACCCGTTGTCACACATCCACTTGTTCACGTTGATCCACTCACCATCATGAACCCAAACCTCTGCGAGAATGCGTCCAAACTTACCCCTCGAATCCGCCTCCGGGCATCTGAGTTCGATCTCGATATCATCCTTCTCAGATGCGACCGCCTTCAGGCACCATTCCTTCAACTTCTTCTTCGAGAGGAGACCGAACTTCTTCTCCTCAGCATCCGACGTGCGAGACTCTGGTGTGTCAATGCCAAGAAGGCGTACACGCTGGCGAGTGAGGACATCAAAACCCAAATCGATACACACGTCGATAGTATCCCCATCGACAACCTTCTCGAGGGCGGAGACGCGGTACTTGAAGTTACAGGGCTCGACGTTATACGAAGACATTTCTATTCCGAAGACACTTAAAATCTTTATACGACATTAAAGTATGAAATGTATTGCCACATTTTCAGAGAATAATTTGTATAAACTTAAACTGAAAAAAACTCGAGTGAATGTTCTAAACGAATTGTACCACCGACCACCTATCAAGAGGGAAGTGAGCAATGAAATTGCGAATCCGAGACTTCGTCTACGGTTCAAAGAAGCCATAGAAGAAGCACAGGAGATATGCGAAGAAGACGTGGAGTCCCAAGAGTGTCACTGGGCGTGGTACGAGGTGGATGAGTTGGAAGACGCACTCATGCGTCGATAATCACGGTAGGTGGTTCATCTTCGTACCCATAGAATCGGATGGAAACACCGTAGAGTTCTTTGAGTCTTGGATGTAATTCTTCGTTGATGAATTGTTTCCATTCATGTAAATTTGTGGAAAAGTATTCACATTTGTCCTCACCGAATCCGCGACTGAACAGAAATTCTTCGTAGCGCACTTCTCGCATGAGAGAAAAGACACCATCGGGTACGGGAACTGTACCATTTTTGACCGACTCAAAAATGTCGATGACGTAATATCCTCGTGCGTCACATATGATGTTCACTTGCATACCCGGAAACCCTTTGATGAAGGATTCAAAATCCGCGTCACTCGGGAGTGTCGTGAAAATCGTGGGACCGAGTTCATCGGGAATCACTTTTAAGAGAGAAGGATGTGTATGATACGCGACGGGTGCGTCAGACCACTCCGATTCGAGAACACTCGAGTCGACGCGCGCCCTCTCCTTAGATGTCGCATAGGTGAGACCCTTGTAATTCATACACTTGTCGTATGTAACTTTACCCCCATATTCCCACCTGTTTTTTGATGACAATTTACTCACAGATTTCAAATCTTTCACCACACTTTTTGAAATGTGTAACCTGTACGCGGTCATCTACTACTTACCGAGTTTTAATTTTAGTCGTGATAATACCCGCATTTTCGGGTGCGAAATTGAGGAAAAATTGGCGTATGGCTGTACTGTTTTTGTTGGCGATTTCAGTAATTTGGTTAATGCTCGCGACACCATCGAGTAGGTACGGAATCATATCCATGAATGTCACATAAAACGTGGTACACACACCACGTGTATTGTCCGCTTGAAGGTTACGACCGTTATAGTAACGCACCTTGCGTCCAGGAATTTTGAAGAGTTTGCGAATGATGGGAACAACCTTCTTGCGCATCGTCTTACCCCACACAGACGTTCTGGACGCTTCACCGTGTGGATCGAAGACCCATACCCTTCTGTTTTTAGGATCGCGTGGATCGACGAGAACACTGATCGCGTGTGCAGATTCTGGCGTTCGTAAGCCAACCATGAAAAAATGGACTTGCTTCGAAACCGAAATTCTAGAGTTTGTTTCGTACACTTTTCCAAACCTGTTCACGATCGTGTTTATATTTTTCGTGATACCGTAACGATTCGTCGGGATATCGTAGTCTAGGAAAGCCGAAACGTACCCGGCGTTGTTAAAACGTTGCTTCGCCTTTTTCATATAACGAGGAATACCCGCGTAGTCACACCCCATCCCACGACCGATCACGAGATTCGGTAACTCGACTTCGCGTTTGCGGTACGTGAGTGCCTGGTTGTTATTACTGTCGCTGTTACTATTGGTAGTTTTACGTTTCCTGGATTGTTGGGGTTCAAGATTTCTCATCAATCGGTTCACTTCACTCTGAAGTCGTTTAGCCTTTTCTTCTCGGTACTTTTCAATTTTTGTCGTGTTCAATTCCCTCCACGCCTTTTGTATTTTCTTCGCGGCATTCTGATGACGATCGGAGGCGATGGGTATCTTGGCCAACTTTTTTATCGCTCGATCCAATTTTAAACGCCCTGTGTACAGCGCAGCTTCGCGGTTCACTCGCTTCTTGCGCTCCATGATATTATTGAGAGCTGACATCTTAACATATATAGAGAAATTTAATGTTTCTTTATAAATGGAGGAATTGATGAAAGAAGTGTATGAAGATTTGGGACCGGGATACAGTGAGAGGGTGTATCATAACGCGGTCGAGGTTCTTCTACGTGAGAAACACATTCCGTATGAATCGGAGCGTCACATACTCGTTCGGTTTAGGGGACACGTCGTAGGACAATTACGTGCGGATATCATCGTCAACGATGAGATTGTACTTGAATTCAAAACCATCAAAACTCTGACGGACGGGTCGGAGTTGCAGGCGCATAGGTATCTTCATCTGACTGGTCTGAAGACTGCGTATCTTGTGAATTTTCCTCCTCATCCGGGCCGTCAGGTAGAGGTTCGAAAGATTGCATTAACACCATCAAAGGAAGAACTTTCCACAACGTTCGATAAAATGTACGAGCATCATCGTAATGTGTCTGCGGATTTATCGCAGCTCCTACCAGGAGTTCCCGAGCCGACTGCAGATGATGCTTAGCTTGGTCGATACAATGTCGTACCGCTGGATCGTCGTGATCGGCGGGTAAATGGGACAGAATGCGTGGGTACGCATTCTCGAATTCGTACAGTGCGAGATCCATATATCTTATGAACGAACGTTACACTTAAGTGCGAAAAAGATGATCCATGCCATGAGAACATCGACACTGTAGTGCGCCCTCGTGGACACGGTCACGAGGGATGAGAGAATGGGATACGCGGGGAACATACCATTCTTGAGGAAATAGGATGTCACGATGTTAAACGTCGTGTGTCCGGAAAACATGTAATCGTTACAGTTGGACAGTGGGTTCCCTTCTTTACACGGTGTCGGTTTCGCGCGAGGGAATTGGGTGACCATGTTCGAGATGGCACGCATGAAATACATCATGGTGAGAAAGGATATGTACGATTTTTGATTGATCTTGTTCCAATTTAACACGAGTAACACGAACGGCACGATGAGCGTGACATCATGGAGGAACTCGTACTTGGTCAGGTTCGGTAAGACATCGAAACCTATGTCTCGTATGTTGCCTCCAAACCCTTCACCGCGCGGTTTAGATATGAACCGACCGACGAGGGTATTCATTAAAAGCGCAATCCCGAGAAGGATCCACATTTATATGTATCGACATTTTTTTCTACATCAACTTCTTTTTTACCCAATCTCGATCCGCCTTGAAAATTCCTGAAAGTTTTTTATCCTTGTTTTTGAACAGGACCATGAGCGCGTTGAGTCGACGAAATAGCCCGAGTGGTGGTTCACCTGATCGGATGACACGCATGAGCGCCCGGTGACGCGCGAGTGGAGTCTTCGTCTTCACGTCTACGTACCCATGATCGCTGAGATAATGTGAATTACTGATCATGTACACGATCGCCATTTACTATATCAACATGTTTTAATTTTACACAAGGGGCATTTACTGTGTAACTTGTGACACTTGATACAGACATAATGTTCACACTTACGATACCTGACACACTCACCATGTTGGGAACAAATTTGACACGTGTCATCAAAAAAGTCGAGTACGGTGTTTTTGTACTTCCAGAAACAAGATGTACACACTTTTAAATCGGGTCTCATCGTTTTACCACACACTGAAAAGTTTGGACAGTTGTTCATTTTATTTACACTGTAGGAATAAATTCCCACTTTAAATCGTGGCAAATTTTTTTCCATATGACATCTTGTTGATACAACTTTTCTTTGGATTTCAAAAGTGGAAAGTATTGAAGATATTCATCTTCACCCAAAAGTTCACAGAATTTGTAAAGAACGTATGAATAACTGAGGAAGTTTTTTCGTTCACTCGGACAGTTATCGTCGAATGGTTTTTGAATATCTTTGAACATGATTCGCAAACACTCTTCGAGTTCCGCAGG